TCCAGACAAATATCCTTTGGCTTCAGTACCAGAACAGCCAGCGGTATATTGCCGACCCGGAGACAAAATTCCGGGAGCAGAAGAAAGTGTTTCGTTTTGATAACTAATTTGGTTGATTCTTACTATAAGAGCGCCTGTATAGCCTCCAGCAAAATAACCTTTAAGTGTTGCTCCATCGCTGCCAGTTAGTCCAGTAGTTGGCTCTGGTAATTCTAGAGATGATATTTGAGAAACAGTATTGTTGCTGAAAACAAGACGAATCGTACTTTTTACAGATGTACCAGAGTAGGCCGTTGATCCTCCACTTATATAACCACGGTAAGCCCCATCAGATATGCCAAATCCCCTGTAACGCTTAAGATCGTCTGAATCAAGAGTGCTTCTAGTCTCAGAAGAATAATCAAAAATATTTGTTTTTGTTGCCAGAGCATTGCTAGCACCACCGGAGAAATAACCTTGTGTGAAAGCCCCACTCAGGCCATGCAAATCTTGTGCAGCTTGGTAAAGAGTTGCTGTGCCAACAAGAGATGCTGCATCGTTGGTAAAATCAACTTTGAAAATATTATTGAAAGCAGTAACGCCATCGGTACTTCCACCACCAACATATCCATATCTGCTACAAGAATATGATCCTCCAGATGGTGGAACGGGTGGTATTGGTGATGGTGGAGTAATTGGTGGTGCAACAGGTGGCCATGGGGGAGGAGAAAAAGGTGCTGCTGGCGATCCGGGTGCTAAGGGTGCCCCCGGTGCTGTTGGAGTTCCCGGTGCCAACGGAGACACAGGTGGATTAGGAACGGGAGATGGTGGTATCGGTGTTCCCGGAGGGACAGGAGGTATCGGCGTTGGTGGCGTTGGAGGAACTGGTGTAGGTGGAACAGGCGTTGGCGGGACTGGCGTTGGAGGAACAGGCGTTGGCGGGACTGGTGTTGGAGGAACAGGAGGAACTGGTGTCGGGGGAACAGGAGGAACTGGTGTCGGGGGAACTGGTGTTGGAGGAACTGGTGTCGGTGGAACTGGTGTCGGTGGAACTGGTGCTGGCGGTATCGGAGGGAACGGCGTTGGAGGAATGGGAGAACAAAGACCTTCAACATAAATGTAGCTAGGAAGATTTATGCTTACAGGACTGATGCTTACTGAACTCGGTATATTTGGAGGATTTACGAAATTTACTATGCTAGGAATTATTAATGGCGGTGTGATTTTGATTACTGATGGAACAGTAATGGGTCCAAAACCCACGGGGTCTAAACATGGGAATACAATAGGTGGGAGTAAAAGTTGGTTGTTTACATTATTAGTAAATACAGATGGTAAATTTGGAAATTCAGGTATCGTAGGTACAGCAATATTCAGGTCGATTGTTACCTGCTGTGCCAAAGGTTGATTCAATACATTTCTCTTGACACCACTCACCACGCCTTCGCAATTTGTTGAAGTTACGGTTACTACTGGGTCAATTGTTGAGTTCGGAGCATAAAGATGGGTGCCACCTGTGACGGTTGTTGTGGACTGTTCGTCTCCAAAATCTATTACAAAACTATCAAATGTGCCATTTACTTCTAGATTAAATGCTATAGTAGTTCCAACAGTTATATCTTCTGAAATTATGTAATAATTAAAATTAATTTCTGGACAGCCATAGTCATCTATTATAGCTCCCTGATTAGCAAGATTTCTTATTCTCCAATCAAGAGTAGCCTTATCTTGTGCAAGATTAATGCCCATAAAGTTTTCTGCATTAACTATCGCACGGGCAAGCTGATTATGGTGTTCGGCTAGAACAAATCCTCTTACATCTGTACCAGCAAGATTGTATTGTGGAGGTTGTCCTCCAAGATTACGAATGCAATTCAAAAGTGTATTAATTTTGCCGTTCGAGTCTTTACCGACAGCATCATAATAAATCAATTCACCGCTTATTGTCACATATCCATTGTCTGACCAAATCTCATTTTTTTCTAGTTCAACTGGAATGATGTTTATGGTTGTTGCCCAAGCTTCCAAATTAGCGGACAAAACGGTTTCTGATGTATTGTAAACCTTGAACAGAGTACGATCTGTATCGTAGTCTAGGGGGTATACAACTTTAGGTGGAAACGGAACAGCCAATTTATTACCTTCTTTTGCAAGTATCTATCGTTAGAAAAATCCAAAATTCCATTGATTTCCAGACGGTCTTGCTGGTAATTTAGTAAATGTCAAATCCAAATCGTTGAATTTGATGAAGGAATTATTGGAATAATCAAAACTTAAAAAGGCTCTTCTGTCTCCATCAGTAGTTGCCAATAAAGTATTAGATTCAGAGTCGTAATTTGTAGCGGTGGTATCTTGCAAAGTAGTAAATTCTGCTGAATTTAGTCCCGGACCACCAGTCCTCCAAACATTTGTTGTTGTATCAAAAGAAGACACAGCGCCAGTATTATTGAAGAAAAACAAACCACTATTTAGATTTACTAATTGGCCTTCATATTTGACTGGGCCTAATATATCGGGAAGTTTTTCAAACCCAGCAACAGAATAGTTGGCATCTTCATATGACGCAAAGAAAGATTTGATTTGGAAAAATGTTCCAACAGCATTGTTTTTAAGAATATAACCTTTCCTATTTCTCCAAGCATACCTATAGGCGCTAAAGTTGCCATAAATAGCAACGCCACCTGAAAAATCAGCAGCATTGCTCAATAACTCCGAAGCACCTCCAATAAAATCTCCAGAGGATAGCGTTGCGGTATCGAGCGTATTTGTTACCAAGTCGTGTACTTGTCTTGACAAGTTTGTCAAAGAAAATCCGGGAGATTGTGCTACGCTCAAGTTGCCGAATATAAATGTAATTTTATTTAAGAAATTTAATCCAACCCAGTTCCATGGTCGTTCAATATATGTTGGGCCAGCCAGAGGAAATGCTGTGTAGGTTTCTAAAAACCCGTTGTAACTGATGGCTTTAATCTTTTCATCCGAAATGGTCGCTCCAGAGCGTCCTGTCGCATAATGCAAAATAGCTGTTCCTTGAAGTCCTGAAACGATTCCAGACCTTGATGCAAAAGATGTATTTCTTTTAAATTCTCTTAAAAGTTGTGTTGAATTTGTTTCCGACTCCAAAAATGTTGTTGTAATATCGAGAGTTGTAAAAGAATTTTGTTTTGTCTTGAATGTTTCAGAAATTAATCCAAATTCGGATGTTTGGATAACAGTAGTGGAGCTACCAAAAAATGTTGAAAGCCACAAATTCTGTCTTTCAACAACATTGATATAGTCTGGGAATGTTGTAATTCTATAAGCTCTACTGTCTGTATCACATCTAACAACTACATCGTAAAGACCACCCACAGTATAAAATGCAGTAGTGTTTTGGTCATTACCATGGTTTGTATCATCTGATAGTAGCCATGTGTATTTGTTAATTGGATCAATTGGATTGCCTGATCCATCGACTTCTTCCCCAGAGTAAGTTCTCCCGGTAGCGGGGTTAATTCCAGTTGGAATCCCTAGAATAACGCTGACCCCTGTGGGTGTCTTAAATATACCATTTACAACATCCTGATTTTCCACAGCAGAAAATTCGACTACGCAGACATCTGGAGCTTCATACTTAGCATTTATAAGATCGTTGAATTCTACAGTATCTGTTCCGTATTCATTTACTACTGTCAAGGTGACAGTATATGTTCCCGGTCGAGTATAGGTTTTTTCAATCGTCCCGCCGTCTAAATCTTCAACTATAACATTGTTTACATAAGAAGGAACATCAGAAGTAGCTTCATAATAAACAACATTGGAAGAAGTATTATCTCCAAAATTCCAAAAATACTGAATTGTATTTCCGGGAATATTAGCTCCCAATCGGATAGACTGATTTGTGAATGTTACTGTAAATGGAGCAAGGCCGATTCTTTTATCAACGCTGAACCAAGCTTTTGGTTCAAATGCCTTGGTATATAAGAAGTTGGTTCTTTCTTCGAGCTTGCCGGTATTGACAGTATTGTAATTTCCCATAATGCCTTTTTTGCCGACATAATTTTCTATTGCTATTACAGCATCTTTTATATTATTATGATGTTCTGCCATAACATTCATAACAACACTTGTAACTCTACTTGGCTTATAATGATCAAGTTCAGGATTTATAAGTGTCAAATCGCTGAAGACTGTATCTGTCCTTGAGCCATAATAAAAAGAAAGTCCTCTGTATTGGGGGTCTGAACATTGCTCGGTCAGAGTGATAATGCCGGTTGTAGGAAATAAAAGAGTTTTTTGAGTGTCTAGCTCAACAGTAATGGTTGTGTCGCCGGGATTATAATCTTTTGCCAAAACAAGATATGCAGAATCTTTTACAACATATAAATTTGTTTCTGTGTCTAAGGTAGTTGGAAAAGTAATTTCTGGGGCCATTATAACACCGTAATTCCTTGCGTACTGAATACTCTTAAAACTTGCTGGCCCTCTAAGCCGATGAGAATAGAAGGGTTGTATGTCCCAGCTTTTTGGTAGCTGTGTGTCACGACATGCTCATATGGGTCAACTGCAAAATAATTTGTGCCATCATCAAACTGCCAAAGTCTATTGGATATTTGAGCATTTGTTTGATCGATAAATGTAAAGTTAGTAACAGTTCCACCGTGTTTATCCACATATTCTTGTGAATAACCGATAGTTGGGCTAACATAGAAGAAAGGCTCTGTATATTCGTTTGAAACTTGAATGTAGCTTGTCTTGGTTGAAAATCCCTGTCCACCAAGCTCTGTTATCACTCTGAGTTGAACTGTGTAGTTGCCCTCTGTCAGATAAGTGTGCGATGGATTTTTGTCATAAGAACTGCCACCATCACCAAAATCCCAAAAGAATCGTGTTGAGACTGAGGATGTAAAGTTATGAAAATTAACGGTCAGCGGTGCTGGTCCTTTTAAAGGATAAGCTCTGAAAAGAGCTTTAGGAGCAAGGTATCTTGCCTCTTGTTGTTTTAAAAGACCATTTAAAGTGGTAATATCTGTGCTGTCTGTTGTCCCTAAGTTAGATTCAATTTGCAAAATGGCATCTTTGAGAGAATTGTGATGTTCTGCCATGACACCGGCTTCAACTTTTGCACCGGCAGTCCAAGAACTTTGTCTTGTGGCGCAAAAGCCTCTAATTATATCTTGAAATGTATTTGATGTCTTTTTTTGGTAGTACATCATTTCACTTGTGAGGCCATCGTAATTTGCGAGGCTTACACGAATGATGCCTTGTTCCGGGAAATTGGTCGTATCATCTACAACCATGATTTTGCCACTAAACCCAAAGTTTTGCGCCAACTTTGTCGAAGCTAAGTTTTTAGCCTCATATAAATTATCATAGCTGTCAATAGCTTGTGGATAAAGCGACAGGTCTCCGGGTAGATATCCAATGTCATAAGAAGTTAATTTACTGGCCATAGTTTAGTTATTTCAATTGAGTAATTTTTTTGCCCCTGACATAGCATTTCCAAGTTGAATTTTCACCTGAGAATCGTCAGGCATAGCAAGAACAGATTTGATAAGTTCAACGCTAGGTGCAAAACCACACATTGCGTTTAAATTTACCTCTTCTATCAATCTTGAATTCCAATACTCAAGCTGGTTTTTTTCATCATCAATATCTATTACTTTATTATCTGGATTATACTTATTAAAAACATCAATTATTTTGGCACATTCTGCAAGAATTGCTTCTTTCCTTTCAGCAATCTTTAGCATGGCACTTTGGAGATTTTTCAATCTTCTTTCATGCTTTCTTATAAGAATTTCCTTTTTTTGATTTGCTATCTTTTCTAAAACAACATTTTTGCGAAATGTCGGCTTGTTTTTGAAATATTCCAATTTTAATTTTGCCAATTCCAAATTATCTTGGGCTTCTTCCATTTCTAAATTGACAGCTGCTAAATTTTCTTTTCTCGAATTTAATTCACGAATACATTGCCACAATTTTCCATTTGTTGTGGTTTCCTTCCCAAGCATAAAATGTTCAATTTGAAAATTTGTGTGCTTGGGAAGGACTTTATGTTTTTCGGTCAAAGAATTTAGTTGTTCTTCGATGTTTTTATGATCAGACATTAAACCCTCATATGTTGCAAGCGCCAACAATCGCTTTAAATTTTACACCATTCTGCAAAGCACGATCAGCCCATAATATTTTAGTATCTTGCAGGTCATTTCCAGACCCAAATTCACCAACCTTGTCATAAAATGCTTTATTTATCAATATGCCATTCATGGAGCCTCTGACAAAATCATGAATCCTATTTACAACTGGAAAGAGTACATCCCTTTCATTTTCAACATATTGAGACAATTTAAGATCAATTTTTTTCTTGATTACTGAACCGGCAAAAACAATAAATGCCCATTCAGATTTCACATTTTTTAAAGCAACATCTATTAACGATGTGACACAAAGTCCACCTTTATATATTTTTATTTCTGATGGTTCAACTTCTCTGTTTTCTGGAATAACACCTATGACTTTGTAATCTTTGGTCAAGAAGCATGAGCTTTTTTGAGTTTTTCGTATTTTAGAAAAATCTCCATCAATACAAATAATACAAATTTCCATATCAATTGATTTGGAAACATAGAGCATTTTTTAACTCGCTATGGATTAAAGAGGAACTTCAAAATCAATCACGATAATATCATTGGCCGTAATCGGATTCAATAATGAAAATCCATTCGGTGTTCCATTTTCTGTGAATTGATTTAAAGTCCAAGAAGTCAGAGGATCAGCTGTTGGAATATAAATAGCAGGCGTTGGACTAGATGGCACTCTTACCCCATTTATGTAGACTTTCAAAGAACCAGCAGTAAAAGTTATTGGTGTAGGAGATGCTGTATAATAGTTTTGATAATCAGGTGTAAGAGAAACGCTTGCAGGTACTATATTGTCATAATGTTGGTGAGCATTTGCCAAACTTGATACAACATCTGCTCTTACAGCTTGTCCACCTGTTGATGTCCAAGTTATGGTAGTTGAATCTTCAAAACTTATTATACCATTATCAAAACTAAGTGGAGATGGAGTAGCATCAGGGAAGTCTATAGTGATATTTTTAGCTTCATCATCAATTAAGGCTAATTTTTCTCTCTCTGCCTGAAGCATCCTGACAAATGGTACCGGATTTGTTACAAGAGGATAGTCTGCTTGATAGGCTGAAAGCTCTCCAGAATCAACAGTAAAGCTTCCGTCAGTATGAGCACCTATGTTGTGCAAGCTTGTGTCAACAGCTGCTGTTTTTAAATCTCCATTTAACTCAAGAGATTGATCTAGTCTGCCAGCCAAACTTCCAGCTGTGCCATATGTCGCAGCAATAGCTGCTGTGTTGGCATCAACAGCCGTATTGATTAAATCTTCACGGGCTACGAGAGCATCAATAGGCAAGTTGTCATACACATAGTGATATGGCTGACTTGGCTGGTATCTAGGTACAGAAATGTTATTGATATCTGGCATATTATATTTATTTCCTATTATAAAATTTTATATTATACGAATGACAAAGACCAGTTCCATGTTATTTGCATGCTGCTACTTTTTGTAATTGGTGGAAATGTCACCATGCTATAATAATCACCACTATTCAAAACCAAAGCCATCTCACTCAAACTGTATCCATTCCCATCATCATATGTTAATACTGAAGTGAAAATAGCTTGAGTTGAGTTGTCAGGATTAGCAGTTGACACTACTGGTTTAGTGGCACGGACAGTTCCAAAAAGGCCCGTTCGATTTGTTGTGACAAGTTTCGGGGTTCCACTTCCATCAACACCACCATCACCAAAAACCATTCTATTGACAAAAAGATTGGGATAGTCACCAGTATTATTAATTAATGTATTTACTAGGGCGTTTCGTCCCAAGATAAGCACCGTATTAGGACAGCTTATTTTCAAAGACTTGCCATTGTTGTATTCAATCACACCCTCAATTGAACCCATGGCTTTGATATTATCTGAACAGTTCATTATATCTCTCCTGTTTCAACACGACCATCTGCGTACTCTATCTTTATATTTATAAATTCTTGTGGCTTTATACTATCAGATATTCCCGGTTTTTCTGGTTTCATGGCTAATTGTGTCATGTTTTCCATCATACTAAAAGAGTAATTGACAGCATAATCATAAATTTCTTGTCCTAATCGACTTACATCATAAAGTTGCTCTCCGAACAATTGTATGGATTCTTTTGAATAACGGAAAATTTGGAATGTAGTCGGAGTTCCTGTTGCGACTCCATAATCAATAAGTGCTCCGTCTAGAACCCAATAAGTATCAGGCCCTATCGTCATAACTTCACTTATGGCAAACAGTTTTGGAACGGCAACAAAATATTGTGCTACCAAGTAATTCCATATAAAATTATTATTATCAACAACTGCACTTGCTGGATTATCAAAGACTGGCCATCCGGGCAACGCTTTAATCATCATTCCTCGATAACCGAAATTACCCGTTGTATCATCCACAAGTCTTTTTAGTATTTTGCCAGCAACCGTACCAGTCCCACCATTCCAGTCGTATACCAAGAAAGATTGGTTATCTCCATCTACATAGCTATAAAACTTGAACTGATCTGATGTTGAATCAAGGTAAAAATATCCACTTCCATCTATAAGTGTGTTAACATTGTTATAATTCAAACTTGGATCAATTGTTATTTTGCCTATTACTTCAACAACATAGTTTCCGTTGCTGGATGTAAGTTCAGTTGCTGTTGGACTTAACAAAGACCAGTTAACGCCTGTCGCAGAAACATTGCTTAAGGTTCCGTCATCTTCTATTATTAGAACATCATCATGCATATCTAATATGTCATATGTGCCTGTCGGCAAAATCACCTGCCAAGCTTGGGCAGCGTATCCGTTGTTTACATCCCAAACAGTTTTGATTGCATAATCACTCAAAACAACCGAATCATCATTTAATTTGTAAATATTTGCTTGTGCTGCTGTAAAATTGCTATCGGCTAGATTAATATTTGAAAGCCTAAATGTAAAAGACGATTTATTCAAACTGGGAGTTTCATTTACTGGAATAGTTTGTGACACATCTATGAAATTAGCGTTCGGATTTTGAACACAATATTCTCCAGAGTTTGCTGAAGGAGACAGTACTTCTAGTAAAGTTTCTGTATCAACATCTCTTACACCAAGAGTCTGAAAATTTACTTCGGAACAAAATAATGTAATTGCTTGATTGTATGCGTCCGTGCCTTCAATAATGTACCAAGACCATTGAGTTGCCAATTCGTTCCTGTATACTGCGTTTTGATCCAATCCTAAATACATGGCCCTATTCAAAACATATTGTGCCATTCCAGCTATGCAGTAATCATCTTGGTTGTAATGAATTAATGCCTCATATTGTTCAATTGGAGGCAATATAATATCTTCGAATTTACCAGTAAAATTTAGAGTATGCAGTATTGAATGCATCGGGGTAAAATCATTAATAATACTTTGACATTCAGTTATTCTATCGTCTGATAAATCACTTATTTCCACATCCAAGGAAAATTTTGCACTTATTCCATTACTGCAAGGTTCGATGAAGCTCTTGTCGATATCACAAGGTTTTTGCGAATCACGCAATGATCCATTGTATTCATCCATGTTGTATACATTTTCTGAATATGGGAACTTCGTTCTGACTTTACCAAAATAAAGGTAGTCAACGAAAGGATTTTTTTGTGTGACTACCGTGCTAAAGTCAGAATTAGATTCTGATATTACTTTGGTATTCCAATCCTTGGGTGGATATTTAAAATTTCTGTCATCTCGCAAGTCAGCTAATGGCAGAGCATTAATGATGTTATATCTAGTTAACTCTGCACCAGTTGGCAAGTAAAGAAGATAAGTAATTTTTATAACTTCACCAACTTCATTTACAGGATCATAATATAATTCATCTCCAGTCCATGTCATGGTGCTTATACCACCACTCGTAGAAATAGTGATGTTTGATAAACTTTCTGTCTGATAACTTGTATCAACAGTATCGAATGGGTCTCTTTTTTCTAAGCTAAAAAATGGAGTATAAGTCACATTTGTTGGATCAAGTGAAACATAAGACAATGTAAAATTATAACTTCCTGTAAACTCAAAAGTCTCGGTAAAAACTGCATTTGTTCTACATTGCCAAAGTTGGGAATAGTTCAGCAACCCTATGCCTGCATTAGATAATGCTTCTTTGAGCCCATCATAAGTTCCTTTTTTCTTGCACAAAGGTATTGCTGTTTTTATTTGCCTTCTCCAAAGTGTCACATCTGTGGACCTGAGAGGCATACCAAAGAAATTGGCTAAATATCCTAAAATCGGTTCCTGAGTTGCATTTGCATCCGTTATGTCAACAAGCTGAACACCAAGGTTATCTAGTACGGTAAATCCATCACCTATTGCATAGTTTAATTTATCTAATGTTGGTACTGTTAGATCATCTTTTGCATATGACATTTTGTACATCTCTGGGAGGTATGAATCCAGAAGATTTTTGTACTTATTTGGATCAACAATATGCGCTGGGCTGGTAACTTCATTTGATATGTTGCTATTTACATAAAAATGCAGGTAGGCAGAAAACCTGTCACCAGCTAAGTTTGGAGCCCATGTCCAGCATAAATAAAAATCACCTTCCCTGATAGTTCCGTTTGGTGACCAGATAAATTTGAAATGACCGTTTTGGACTTCTCCGCTTGCTCCAGTAATTTTAGAAATAATTGAATCAGTATTTGGACCAGCAGCAGTCCAAACTGGATAAGTTGAAGTTCCAACATTGAAAATTATGTCTGCTTGGGTATACCAAGTGCTGTTATAGATGCTCGTAGCTTCGAATTGTTTTTTTAATTTAAAGGCATTTGCAATATTTGTTTCAGTCGGATCATCACAAGCCAATTGTTGAGCGTCTAAATATTCTTTTTGTTTAGAAACATCAAATTGATCAACCAAAGAAAGTGTATCTTTGGTACCATTGAGATTTCTTTCAACAAAGTAAATTTTGATGTTTTCAACGGCATAAGGATCAGCAAAGAAGCAACCATCTGCGTCTGGAGTATAGAAATCAAATTCAATCTGGTCAGTTACCTTCGGATTGTTGTAATATAAAATTGCCATTACTCCTCATTACTCATATTGGAAATCAATCTGAATGTTGTCTGGTCGAATTATTTCATAAAACTTGGTGGTTACCTGAGAGCCACTATTATTCGGATCAGATGTAGTCAAGTTTACCTCATAACGATATGGTTCAGAAATATTTGACAAAGCTTTTATAACATCCGTATTTCTTAGAATCTGACCATAATCCCAGTTATTCAAGTTGAAGAAAATAGCAAGGTTTCTTTCTATTTTGGCCCTGATATTTTCCTCAAATGTTCTGTAGTATTTGTCCAAGACAACATCTATTGATAAGGATGTAAGAACTATAACACCATCTTTGATACAAATAAAATCTGTCAACATTTTTTTGGTGTTCAGATAGTCGGTAAGTTCTGCCTTGAACTGTGACGAAGCCAAGGTCAGCCCATTATCACCTTGCTTAACCAGAGCGTAAATATCAACAATATTTGCAGCACATCCGTTATGTCTTAATGCAGCAGTTGATTTTCCCATTACACCATTATATGGTGTTACAAAATTATCACACAATGTCTTATAGTCAGAACCTGTTACTGCCCTATCTTGTGTCCTATTATAGTTAGGAAGTTTTCTCCTAATATCTTCTACTGTATCTCCGTTATACCCGAACTCACCACGGGTATAATTACTCAGATTGACCAGTACGCTAAAATCCTGACCTTCAATAGGAATCAAAGTTTCTACATTTGCAAAATTCGTAACTATATTCCCGTTTGTACCACCACCCACACGATAAGTGACTGTGATCACGGCTCCAGCGGGAGGGATCAATCCAGCACGATTGTTGCCAAATATGATGAAAGCGCTGTAATCAGATGTGTACTCAACACGATATTCTCTTCGGGGTTGTGAATCCGTAAAGAAAGGAACTTGTTCCCATCTTTGTCCATCAACATCAACTCGTATGGAATCCATAAGTACTGGTCTAAAATTTAACAAACTATTTTGGTTAATTTCTCCTGTTCCCACAAAGGTATCGGTAAATGTCTGACCCTCTACTCCAACAATATTCGAATTGGTGATTGCACCAGCTGGGATGATAATAGGTTGGTCAAAAATAGGTCTATTGAAGACATCGGCTGGAAATAGTTCGAAATTAACCCCAGCACCGTTGTTTACCAAGCTTACATCGAAAGGAGTTGGAATTGTGAGGTCGATTGTTTGGGGTGCATTTATTCTTGCTGTCCACAGACATTTAGAAGCTATAGGTGGCATGGGTTGGTAGCCAACAAGTTTTGCCAACCTAAATGCATTCTCTATTTCTGTGACAGTATCGATAAAAACTTCATTTGCAATTTGATCGATTTTGAATGAAAGAGTATCTGCAATAAAAGACCAGTTCTCGATCAACATCAAAGCAAGGCTTGATTCTACAAAATCATTGAACTGATCGCCAAATCTTTCTTTTATGAATGTTATCAATCTGGCTTTCATAGACCAGAAATCTTGGTTGGTATAGTTTAGATTTACAGGCGTGGGGCGATTCTGTATATTCGTAGACTTATACGGTAAAACTTCAAAAGGACATGTTTCTGCCATCTTATGCCTCGCCTATTGGTACTTGCAATGTTAAATCTTCAACTACATCAATATTATTAAAGGTGCTGAACTTTATTTTTATATACAAAAAATTCTCAAGGTTCTGTTTTGGATCACCAGATGGAAATGTAGCATTGGTTGCGCTGTTCTCAACATCTATTGAATCTACTACTATTCTTGGCTCCCATTGCTGAATTGCCTGAATGATAGCAGACCTTGCAGTATCAGCTAACATCGTAGTATTTGGTTCAAAAAGAAGTCTTCTAAGTGGTGTGCCATATGTAGGCAACATTACTCTATCACCGGGATTTGTAAGTAGCAGCTGAATCAAATCTCCCTTGATACCAGTCAATCCCGTGGTGGGAGCTAAAAGGCCAAGTGGGGTTTTTACTATTGGAAACGGTGCTGCTAATAAATCCATAGCTCCTCTAATTATCTTGGATTAACATAAGGTCTCATGTTATATATGGATACAGTCGGAGCTTGTGGAGAACAACTGGCAAATATTCTGTCACTTATTTTAAGCACTCCACCACCATTACTTCCGGGTACAAACACGACTACTGGAAAACAACCCGGACCTTTCCCTTGAGGCTTTCCGTTCTTATCCTTTGGCAGATCATAGTCTCGACCAGAAAGCAAGATGATGTCTCTTTGTGCATTATATATAACTCTGTTGGCTCCTGTATATGAGTAGTCTTTGATCTGTTCATATTTTTTATCTGAAACAAATGTTATTTTGCTAGCTGGATTATCAACAAACTTTCCATCTTTTTGCTCATAGCCCACAAATTCTACTGAATTATCACAACTAGACTGAATTAAATTGCCACCGGCTCTCAAATAAAGAGTCCCCGGTCCAGTAGGTTGTTCAGCCATTAACATGAAATGTGGCCCACGCTTAGTATTGTCTCTTTGTGGAGAAATTAAACGCATATATTGAAATTGTGTTTTTTCTTGCGATCCATTATCAACCAAATCAAGAGTCATCCCATATCCAGTTCTTACAACAATATATCCAAAACTAGCTTTATTAACTGGAGTTCCACCTTCTTTACGGCATGGAATAGGCCTTTTGTTTCCTTTATCTGACATCTTGATAATATTGTTACTTGTGCTTCTTATTAAAACGCCTTGATTTTCAGTTGCCGGTGATGGGCAATTTGGCCCTTCTGAATCATCACAAAGAAAAAGTTCATTTCCTAAAGCAGTTTTTAGTCTAATACCGTTGTTGGCCCCACGGGTTTGCTTGGTGTCTCCACCTTTTTCAACATCATTTAATTCTATTGTATGTCCAGTTGCAGACTTCCAGTATGTTCTGCCCAGATACATATCGGTACAACCAAAATCAAACGGTTTGGTGCTTCTATTCCACTCCATGTTTCCTTGAGGGTCTTTAACTGAGTCATCCATCACTAAAGTGTGTCCAGAAATTGATAATATTTGGACACCAGACTGTGGTAAGTCACATCTATTATTTTGTGGTGTTTGCGGACCTTTGTATGGCCTGCATTCGTTTGCATGTTTGAAAAAAGGATTAGAACCTTTTTGTGTAGTTTTACCTTGGTAATCGGGTGACCCACCAATTATGTTGCCGTTACAAGTAGGGTTTTCAGTTTTTTTTGTTTGAAAATTCAAGACATCAATTTCATCTGGTATAATATCTGCATTTGCATAGTCTGCAAACAAAGTAACATCTTCAGCACTCCTTGGTGCTGGATTAGGAACGCCTTCTACACAACTTGTATCTCCCGCACGGACTCCACAATCAGGGTGCGCCCATTGACCAGCGTAGTGCAGATGGTCATCTTTGAAAATCATCCAGTTGCCGTTGCCAGACATGATTTCTAATCTTTTCCACTTCCTATTGCACTTGGCATCTCCATCGACCATCTTCACCATGTGTTTTTCTGGAGTTTTGAATCCATAAATATTTGGGTAAGTCAGTCTTTTTGCTGCATTTGGAGAGTTTTCTAAATCTTGAATGCTAGTTATATCAAATCCGTTATAGCTTTCTGTATTCCATGGTGGCAAAACCTGTGATCCATCGTTAGGGCCACATAAGTAGCCACCTCTTCTTCCCTCATATATTTCTTGATATTCAGGTATTGGAATCGGGAATTTATGTTGTCCATCTGGTCCCCTATCTCTAGACCAAGTAGTGCCAAGATAATAGCCTACGGACCTATTTCCAGCTTCAAAAACCAACATAACAGTACTGCCTGCTGGTGGAACCCATGACGATCCGCTGTCATCAAAACCTCCCAAAGTAGATATAGGGTAGGCAAAAGGTAAGGATTTGTAAGGTGAATTAGGATCATGAAGCTGTGGTGAAAAAAACCGTATTCTATTTTGTTTATAAACATCCAAAGTATCAATACAAAGAGCAGAGTAAACCCCGTAAACAGATTGCTTTTGTTTTAATAAGCGCACATTTTGTTTTTTTGGACCGCCTTTCATGGCTTTGTCTAGCCCCAGCGATTTCATATAATTTTCAAGCTGTGATACTTTAGCTTCTAAATCAGCAAGTTTTTTCATCTCTACCTTCTTTGATTGGCTATTGGCGACGATAATTTTAATGTAGTCTGATATCCACTTTCATCAATCTTATGTGCAACACTTTGTATCATGTAATTAGTCCGTGAAAAAAACTCGTTTACATTTGGATAGGCAACCCAGTCGCAGTCTCCAACATTATTCCTAATGGCATAAGGATTTAAATAAATAATTCCTATATTTAATCCTATGCATGATATGATATCAAGATATCTTGGGTCGCCTTCGACTACTAAATCTGATTCTACTGGTGCGCTTACTTCATACATTTTGGAAGCAGCTGAATTGGCCCAAATACTCTTAAATTCCTTCGCATTTGCTTGTGCTGGAGTTCTGAAATTGAGATTCGAACCGGGAATAGACATCGAAGTTTCAACACCCTTGCGATTCAATTCTCCCTTATAACACTTATTTGAATTCTTGCTTGATGTTGCATTATTTCCAGTCGCTGTGTTTGGTTGCCCATTTGTAGTATTCATACTAGTTGGGTTGGGACCAACATTTGTTGTAGGCTCAATAAACACCAGTTGAACGGATGGTTTAAAATCGAGCACAGGAGAGCAGTTGCCACCGTTTACGATGTAAACCTTTTTCGGTTTGTCCTCATTACCAGCACATTCTGTGCTAATGATACAGGGGTCTTGTGGGTTTTCCATTACCATCAATACAGGTCTTTTCTCCCGCACATCGCTTACCATGACCGTTCCTAGATTTCTGTCAGTCTCGAAGGAATTGAGCCATTTTCTTGATGCTGAAAGAGGGTCTTGCTGTTCTGGTGCCCATACGCTCTTCGGGCCATTCTTTCCACCATCTGAATTTTTGAAATTGAAGTCTTCTAATATTCTTTGGCTACCACCAGAACCACCGCCACCACCGTTACTTTTAGTGACTCGAACAAACTTTACTTTAGCATCATCAACAAGCTTTTCTTGTTGATTTGAGGTGAAATAGTTTTTGCATGATTCTTTTAAAGCTGTTTCTATGGCTGTTTTTAACTCTTGTTTCTGATCGTCTGCGCCGATTGCTTTTGAGTCTTTAGTATATGGAGCAGAAGATTGCATCATCGACTCAAGCTTAAGTTTGTATTCCCAAATGCCTCTAGACTCAGTCACGGTTATTGTGGTAAGCATGAACCAAAGATAATTTCCAGCTTGAACTGCGCCCTTATCGCTTGTCGTAACATCTATGATGGAGTCATCGTAGCTTGCTTCTATGCTGCCGTATTTCTGATAAACACCATTGCAATCCTGAAAAATCCAGCCAAATTCTACGCCCACAATCGAATAACTTCCCTTTTGAGGATCACATTCCTTGCTTGGCATGATGGTCATAAAATTAGCAAAATCACTACCTGATGTATCGACAATTGTAGCTTCAACGCCTGCTCCGTTGGAAAAAGAATATGTAAAAGACTTTACAAATGCTGTTCCCACATTTGCAATATCTTCAAGCCCAGCAATACTGGCAGAATTTGAAGATTTGTTCCCTACGGTAACTTGTCTTTGTCCTTTGAAAAAAATCATATTAACAAATGGTGATTTTACTGCTCCGGGCATAGGCTGAGCTATAGGCCCGCAAGCATATTTTTTTGCTTCAAATGGTAGGTTGCATGTTGTTGCCATATTTTACACTAAGTTAGTTGGTATCCTTATATTTAGTCCAGCCTTGAAGTCATAAACATCGGCAATTTGATTAAATTCTAAAATCTTCCACCAATAATCTGGCGTTCCGTATGCACGGTAACTTACCAGATCAGGTCTATATTCAATGGGCTTGGTTACTGTTAAAAATGTGTCTGTTTCAGATTGAGGTATTTCATTTCTCTTATAAGTTGTAAATGTGGTCTTGCGATCATCTCCATAAAAAATGACATCGGATGTTTTGTACCTGCTTGTAAATGTCACATAGCTTGAAGCTTTTAACCGTGTGTCATAATCAATTGCGTTAGCCATATTACCTGCCTAATGATAAAATTCTTTGTTGTCCGGGTAAATCAGCTGAATTATAAACAACTTTAAAAGATAGCTGACAGTTGAATTTATACGGTATATATCCATATTGAACATCAGACCATGCCACATCTGTAGGCCAGCTTACTTGTATGTTTTCCAAAATCACACATAACTCTTGGTCAGCCAACAATGATCCACATTTTATTTTCAAAATTTTTGGGGGTAAGAATGGCACATTTCCACCAGTATCAACAGGGTATGTGCAACTCATAAGTAGCCTATAATAGTTTAAATTTTGCCTTAATCCAGAATCTCCTTCTGATACAAATGTTATGTCCCAGCTGATTGCTCTGTCCCCACCGTTCGAAAATGTCCTTGTTGGCATAGAACGACCGATGCCATTCTCTGGATTGTAGTTTGCACCATGAGAATCCGAAATGCTCGGCAAAGATTTCATGTAAATAACATCATTGCCAACTCTGATGTAGCAATCAGATAGTGCTTGCAAACTTCCATTTAAACTAGTAGCTCTTGCCATGGTTCACCAATTATAGATTAGTTACTTCTCTGATGCTGCTTTCATTAAAATTGCCTGTTGGCAATTTAAAATAATTATCTGTTCCTCCAGTTGCAGTCTTTGCTGGTGTAGCTGCACCACCGCCACCACCACCAGAAGACAAGCTTGCCAAAATCTTGCCAAGCAAATCGACCTGCTGTTTTGCGTATTCGAGTTCGCTTTGTCCTACCTTGGCTAAATCTCCTAGGCCTCCAACAGTTGGACTCATGGTTACAGCAGCAGTACCTGTTTTTGTCGCTGCCATGTTTTGGTACGGAGGAACCATGGGTCCAGACATGCTTGGTGCAGCTGAGACAGCTGGTCCTCCGGGTGTCGCTGGTGTTGCTGTCGCACCCGGAGTAGCTGGCATTGACAATTTATTTCTCTCTAGGTCTTGATTCAAAGACTTTTGCATCTCAGCAGCTTTAGCCGGATCGACTTGTCGCATCGTTTCAATCTGCTTTTGGGCCTCCATAATCATCGATCTCTGCTGCAAAGCAGCTTGTCGTTGTTGGAGCATATTCTGTGTCTGAGAACTCTTTTGTGCTGCCATCGCTGCATTTTGCTGTGCTTGTTGGAGAGCCAAATTGGTTGTCCCTTTTGCAGCGCCTGCTGCTTCCGCAAAAGCGCCAGTAGGTGTTGGCGCTGTTGGTGGAGCAGCAGCTGCTGCTGCTGCTCCCGTGGGAGCAGCTTCTTCAGTAGACTCTCCAACAAGATATTTTCCTACTACGGGTATTTTTGCAGCTACTGATTTGATCCATTTCCACAGGTTCGGCCCCCAGCCACCTAGCCAATCATATATTTTTTTGAATGGATACATGATCGTGTCCATAAGCCAACTGCCGATTTCACCAAGCTTAGTTCCTACTACTCCGAATTTTTCTGCTATTGGATTGTAAATCCAATCCATGAAGAATGTTCCTATAGATGTGCCAACCCATCCCCAGAATTCAGCAAAAGGTGTCCATATGTAGTCCATAAACACCCCGCCTATTGCGGTGCCACCAAGCCAAGAAAAGAATCCAAGCATGGGATTCCAAATATAATCCATGAATAAAGTGCCTATGCTTGAACCAACCCATCCAAAAAATCCCGCTAAAGGAGTCCAAATATAGTCGTAAAGGAATCTTCCCACACTCTTTCCGAATCCTATTATCGCATCAATCAAAGGTTTTATGATATAATCATATGCTAAGGCTCCAAATTTACTTCCTGTAATCATTCCTATAACACTTCCGACTATTCCACCTAAAGCTGGACCGAGAGGCCCTAATATCGGTATCAAAAACGATCCAGCAGCAGCACCTATTTTTGCACCAGCCACACCACCTGCGAATGTTCCAACGCCACCAGCAGTAGCTTTGCCGACACCTTCTCCAGCTGCAAGCCTTCTGCCAAAATCGACTACGCCTCCAATTAAAGGCAGTCTCCTTGTGACAGCATTTAGAACCCCCGCCATAGATGTAGCAAGACCTGTTCCCTTGAGTGCGCCTGTTACTGCTGATAATAAATATCTTGGTAGTGCTAATATACCTTGAAGAATATTGCTTAAAAAGTCATTTGCAATCATTGATTGTACTATATATTCGGCTGCTGAAGCAGCAATCATACCTTGGTAACCCAATGCGTCTGCTGCCATGTTGCCAGCTTCTTGTGCATATCCAGCTATTTTGTCATTCAACTTAATTAGTTCATATTCTGCCTGCAAAGAAGGATCACTCATTGCTTTTTCTTTGGCAGCTGCTTCTTGATCAAGTTTTTGCATAGTATCTTGCAAAGCTTGGAACTTATCTTTGTCTTGCATAGCTTCAGCAATCATCTCAGGACTTAATGATTTTTCAGATAAGCCTACTTTTGCAAGCTTCTCGTTTAAGCCTTTCATGCCAACTTCCATAGCCAAGCCCAGAGATTGTTCTCCTGTCAGAGGACCGGCCATTCCTTTTTGTGCTGCTAAAGCGCTTATAGAATCTTGTAAGTCTTTGCTTCTTGCATCGCCTTTGGTTAGGGCAGTATTAAACTTTTCCATGGCTTTCTGCATTCCAGCTGCGCCACCTCCAGCACCCTTTAGGGATTCTTCAAATACATTTACTAATCCGCTGCTTGCTTCTTGAAGTAAGGCAGACTTTTTTATTTCTGCTTGTTTTTTTGCTTCTATGTCTAATTGTGTGTTTCCATTTTTTTGGAGTTGTTTATCAATTTCCTGAAGTCTTTCTCCATACCCTTTTGCTCCATCTTTCAATGCCTTTGCAGACCTCATGAATTCACCAAGGTCCATTTTGTAAACAGACTGAAGTTGAATATTTAGCCTTGCCTTGGCTTCATCAGACATGTTTTCAATCGCATCAACACCATCGACACCGAATCTTTTGAGAATGTTGTCCATTCCCATACCAAGTTCTTTCATGCCTGTTTTACTTTTAAGTAAAACACCATTTTGTAAATCAGCTATTCTTCCAACTGATCCAGCAGCCTGAAAAAGTAATGTTTTTGTTTCGGCAGATGCCTTGAGGAATATGTTGGAACTTGATGATGCTGCGTTGAGCAAAGTGCTTAATTGTTCAGTAACACCAAGTTTTTGTGCTTCTGCCATAACTGCGTTAACATTTTTAATTGCATCGGCTGTTAATGTTGTGGCATTTTTCATGTTCTGCAAAATGCCTTTGCTACTATCCATAACCCTTTTTAGCTCATTACCAGAAAGTCCGCTGCTCCTTGCGACATCCATCATGCCTTTTGCGGTTTGGTTAATTTGCCCTTTAGTAAATCCAGCTTCTTGGTGAAGCTTTAGAAAATCATCTCCCAATGCTCCAGCCTCTAATCCAAGTTGTTTTTCAGCGGATGCTGTTGCTACTGTAATGTCTTTTAATAAACTTTGATTCTTCACGCCCATTCTTTGGAATTGCAATAATCTTTTTTGTAGCTCAACTCTGCTGACACCAGTCCTCATAGAGGTTTCTTCAGTAACCAGATATTCTTTTTGAAGTTCTCTAGTGGCACCAGTTATTCCAGCTGTTTCATAAGCTATTTGACGAGCTTCTATAGTAATTTTTCTTTGCTCATTCATCATGCCTGCAAATGCTTCAGCGGGGCTTCCTTCATGGCCTCCCATGACCGTATCTTTTATAGATGGAGCAGCAGTAACCTTGGTTGCAATACCAGCAGCTTTTGCAATTATGTTTAATACACTTACTGGATTAGACTTTCTTATCTGGTCTCTAGTTTTTTCAGCATCAATTATTGCTCGTTGATGATTAATATCTGCTCTCTTAGCGGCCAAATCAGATTTGCTGATGATGCCTTTATGATAATCGGAAATTGCTTTTGTTAACTCAATGTTTAATTGAGCTAATCTGTAATCATGAGTATAAATACTACCTTTTTTTAGCCCATGAGTTGCTAATTCAGATAATTTACCGCCATGTACTTTTTCTAAAGCAGCTGCTGATTTTTCATTTTTGTTTAAGTCAGCTAATTCTTTTGATGCTATTTTTCCAAATCCTGAATCAGCCCCAGCACCACCTCCTCCTCCCATTTGTTTCAAAGCAGTACCCATAACAGCCCGTAACATTCCTGTCACAGAAGACATAGTTTTGTCTAATTTAGATATATTTTGTCCATAAGTTCTCATAGCCTGAGTAGTATTTTCAAGACCACCAGACAAGACACTCGTTTTCTCAGAAAGCGACAAAGAAAATTTTTCTATATTCGAACCCAAAGATTTATTTGAATCTCCACCAGAGCCTGAATTCCTTACTAAATTGATCACCTGATCCAAATATGCTTTTTGCTGTGAAAAGCTTTGGGACAAGTTTGTATTTATTTGTTTGAGAAGATCGTATGTTTCTTTGGCAGCAGCAGATTTGTCCGGTGTTTTTGCAGAATCAGGAACAGGTTGTGCAGTTGTTTTCCCAGACATCAAAGATGAAAGCATTCCTTTTAAATCAGATAGCGACATACCTCCTGTATCAACTGAACGACCTAGTGAATCTTCTATCATGTTTCAACCTGTGGCATATTAGGCATGGTTTGCTGTACTGTTCTTTGCATTTGTTCTTTGATGGTGTCTGCTATCGCTTGGATTTCTTGCGGGTCTATAGCTCTCACAGAACCCATCACATTTAAAACAAAGTCACAGTTTAGGATTTTCAATCTTCGTACACCGATTCTTTTGTATCTTCTAAATGCTGTTTTTATATATTCGTCTTGTTTTATATTATTCTTATAGTTAAAAAATGGATTATTACACGCATTTAATCCAGACTTTTGCAATATTTTTTTGATCGCAGGGAATGTCAAATAATGAAGATTTAATCCACGAAAGTATTTGACATTTACATCTGTAAGAATAACTAGAGGTGTTCTATCCGTTATTCTGCTTCCTTGCAGATCATAAGTAAATTGAACCAAAGCTCCCGGTCTTAAATCACGAATACTTGGGCCAAATTGATTGGCCCTGACCGTTGTCGGTAAATTACCAGAAATTTCTGCAAAAAGTTGCTGTGCGGTTTCTGCCATACAGTATGTATGACAGCCAGAATATTATCGCCTGTTTGTGCTATAAATCTGGTTTGAATAATCCGTGCCCGTGTTGCGGATTATTATTTGACCAGCACCATCAGAACCTTCAGGGCTACGCAATTGTGACTTTAGAACCTCGTCTTCGGCCTTCTTGGACTTTCTGAAAAAATCACGCATATTCTTGCATAGTTTTTTGCAAAGCGTAGCTAAAGCTTTCTTTTTGTCTTTTTCGTTGTAAAGCAGGTCATCGTAGATACCTTGCATGTCTATATTGTAGGCTGCACCATAAGGTTGTGAATCTTCATATCTTTGAGCCCTGAATGCTAAGATATCTCCTTTTTTGTAGACTGTCACGCCTTGAAAGCTAAGATCGTCCAAAGGATTAAAAACATAAATGTATGGCTCTCTTGCATCGCTAAAGAACTCATGGACTTTCAGACCATCATTCCTTAGAATTGTGGTCAATAATCCCAAGTTTTCTACTTGCTGGTCATCCTTGACATTTACAAATTCTAGAAAGGTTTTCATTAGGTTTTCCTCAATCCTATTTAGCATTGTCGCAAGATAATTTCAGTTGCGCTTGGAACACATCGCATCAGATTTTGCAAATCACTCGGATTTCCTGTGAATGGAAGTTCTTTCACAACAAGACCTTGGAACGATGTTGCTGCGTCCTTGATGGTTTCCAAGCTTGCTGTGAAGAATAGAATACCATCTTTTCTTGTAATAAACTCAAGTTCTTGTGTTTCAGGTTTTCCAGAAGCATCAACTTTTCCGGTTTCTTTGGTATACATCACCTTGATGTCTACCAAGGAGACAAGTTCTCCATCGGTATCGTACATAGCTTCAGAGTTTTCACACTCATCAATTTTCACGACTAATTTGCCACTTGTATAAGCCTCTTTTAGAGAGTTGGAAAGGTCTAGACCTAAAAAGAAGACAGTACCGTCATTGTTGACAACATTAATCATGAAAGCTCTTTTTCTGAAATACTCAGAAACGCTTTCCAGAATTACTCTCTTGCGTAGAACTTCTCTCTCGTCTGGACTACCGTCTTGGAGCCTCTCTTGCTCTGGCTCACTCAAGTATTGTTCTTGGTCATCTTTCTTGAGAGTCCATCGGCCAATATCAATCAACCCGAATCTTGAATTTAATCTTGTGGAAATTTTGATAGAGTATTCTCTTTGGTTGAGGATCAAATCTTCAGACTGTCCTCCGCTTCCAACTTGAAGTGCCCCCAGCAGAGCGGAAAGAAATTTTCTGTGCATGTCAGCTTTGTTGCTGTACAGACCCATCATTTTGATAAAAACTTGTGAAAGCTCTGGCATGGTCTGCAAGGTTGCAACCATATGCTGGGATATGCTGACAGCGGGATTGTTCTTGTCAATTTGCTCACGAATAGATTTTCTAATTTCTTGTGAAGCCTTATCGATATTTGCATTTTGTCTCAAGAATAGAACTTGCAGATTGTCCTCTACAAACTTTCTTGGATATGCGTCTAGCTGGTCATTTCTTACATTTTGAACCATATCGATCATGGCATTAACATCACCCTTGATGCTTTCCTTGAAAAACTTGGCCTTCCATTCCTCGAAATTGAGGTCTTGTTTTTCATCTGGCATATCGGGAGTATCTGGATCGTCCATGGCCTGAGTTGGGGCAGCAGGCGGTGTATTGCCAGCAGAGGGTGCTGGTTGTGTCAAAGGATTTGGTTCTTGGGGAACATCGGCAGGGGGGCCAGCAGCACCGGCTCCGGGCATTCCGGGAGGACCGGAATCAGCTGGAGGGCCACCAGCAGCGGGGTCTAGTGCAGGGGCTAGCACATCCTCTTCTTTTAAAAGCCAGTCGCTGATTTGTATCCAATGTGCGCTCATTTTACACCTTCTTCAGATTCTGATTTAACCTTTTTCAGATTATTTATAGTTTCCAGCAAATTACGCTTGTCTGTTATATGTATATGGTTTGTTTGATTAGCTGTCAATTTTGAGACAGATTTATCTTTTAATCTTAAAGTTGTCATAAGATCGGCAATTTTGGTCTTCTTATCTGCAATGTCTGATTTAACTTTTATTAGATTGACAACAGCTTCTTTTGAGGCTGAACTACTATCACCTTCATTCATGACCATCTCAACGAAGTTATTCAAAAGGCAATCTATTTCTTTTCTGTCATTCCGTAGATCACCCATAATTTCTGAATATATGTTCAGAAGGTCGTTGTCATTGATAGGAGACTCAGTCGAATTGGGGTTTCCAACCATTAAATTCATAGGTGGAACTTGCAATGTTTGTGTATTTTCATCCATATAGTATTTAAGTATTTATTTTTGTTTTTGCAAATCTAAATAGATTTATGGCTCCAGCTAATAAAAATGATGATGCTTGTCCCATCCCCTCTGTACATAATCAGATAATAACTTCTATAACAGAGGTTACACAAGCTACCATTCGTTTAGAGGAGAAATTAACAACTTTATTCAACACGCATACTTCTCTTGCCCAGAGATTTGAAAAGCTTTTAGATAATTACAACGCATTGCTTGAGCGTGTTATTAATATAGAAGCTCAAGATGTTGAAAGTATTCATGATAATTTAACTGATATTGCAAGGGATGTTGACTCATTTGAAAGAACAATACAGGAAATTGAAAGAAGACTGAATTCTTTATCTCGTTACAAAGACGAAAGTGAAAAGAAGTTTCGTGATCTTGAAATCCAAGGTGTTCATATGGGTGTTTTCAAACAATCAACAGAAACCAAATTTTCAACGATATTGCAATTTTCACTACAAATAATTATGGGACTTTTACTTGCATATATAAGTTACAGGCTAAGTATTCCGGTGCAAAACACACCAGACTTTAGATGAGGAAAAATGGAAGATCAAGAACCAAATTACATCGTTTCGAAAGTGCGTTTGAAAGATTCAGACAAGGGTGGTGAATTCCGTCCATTCATAATCGATTACAAATCGAATCCAAGTTTGAGAACAATCGTCAAAGCTTTCGCTAATTCCGGTGAAATTAAGGTTGGATATTCAACAATCATCAAAGGCAAAGGAATTCAGCATCCTACATTGAAGAGGAAAAGCCTTTACTTGACTGGAGGGTCTCTCAGAGATCATCTTAAAAACCAAACGGTTGTTGAATATGACTGTGCTACGGACGCATCACCAGATGAAATTCGAATGATTTTGTCTACAGAAGCTGCGGACCTCAAGGAAGTAAAACCTTTAATTGAAGATATTGAGATTCTTAGCAAATATAAAAGTCTTCCAGAAATAGAAGGCAAGAAAAAAGTATTTTTTGCGAGTAGATGGGATAGTGAAGGTCATGAAATGGAGTTTACTGTGATGGTAGATTCCCAAAAGATTTTCATATCAACTTTCAACAAAAATACTAAAAACCGCATGTTGATTCCAAAGAAACGAGTCTTTGCAACAACTCCAGAAGAAGATGCCCAATCGAGAGACCTTACCATAAACGCTTTGTATTTGGCTCTCAAAAATGATGAGGGCGAGAACACAGAGTTGATTGACCCGCTAGGTGGTATATTTGACCTGAAGAATGGCAAAATAGTTCTTATATCAGAGAGAGAACAACCATTCGAAAAAGACCCATATCTTCCCTACAGGATCGCTAACCTATCTGCAAGATATGCGTTTGATAAAAAGATACCTGCTGATATAAATGAAAAGATTAGGAATTATGATCATTCTAATTATGATGAAGACAAAAAGGTTTTGAAAAGGTATTATATCAGCGCTGTTGAAAATATTAATATACCAACTCAAGACTATATTAACAACTTAATTCATTCTCATCTTGTAAAACATATTTTCCCAGATTGTGTCATTGAACATCCTACTGCCGATTTAACTAACAATAGAATTTTAGCAACAGGATATATCTTGCAGAAAAATATGGCAGGTCATGTTGCTAATGTTTTAGAAAAAATGGGCTGGTCTAAACATGATATAGAAAACATTACAAAGTTTATTAAATTAGCACAATTTTGCAGAGGCAATTTTATTAATCCTTCATTGCTTTATGACTTCTTTGCCAAACCATTTACTATGCCAAATTCAACAATTAAAACATTTTTGCAGATTATGAATTGCTCCGAGATTTATGATAAAATTTTCACACATGATTTCACAAATGTGATGCGAAAGTATGTTGATTATCAAGGCAGTCGTGAAGTTAATCCTCTCTACACAAAATTTTTAGGGAGAGTTCCTAGGACTGACGAATTTGAAGATATTCGCAAAAAATTATTTGATGCTGAAGTCAAAAAAATTGTTTGATTTTAAATTTTAAACAATTACAATTCTGGCATGAAAAACTACATGCAAGTTGACGGAAGAATTCGTTGCAAGCCATCTGATCTTGGTGTATCAGCACCCGTAATCAGAGTGAATAAAGCTTTCAACTATGAGATGGTTGAAAAGTTCTCTGATGATTTTAATCATGCATTAGAAAAGAAACCAAAAATTATACCGATAGTTATAGATTCATACGGTGGAGAAGTATACTGCCTCCTCGAAATGGTAAGCCTAGTCAAATCCTCTCCTGTGCCGGTTGCAACTATTTGCAACGGAAAAGCCATGTCTTGCGGAGCCTTGCTCTTCATGTTTGGCACGAATGGATTGAGATTCATGTCAGACCAAGCCACTATTATGTTGCATGAAGTCAGTTCCGGTTCATATGGCAAGGTTGAAGAAGTCAAGGCAAACGCCAACGAAACGGATAGACTTAATAAGATGATTTTTGAAATGGTAGCAAAGCATATCGGTTTTCCTGAAAATCATTTTCTTGAAATGCTTCATAGACAAAACCATGCCGAAATATTCATGGATGCTAAATCAGCTAAAAAACATAAAATATGTAATCATATCGGTGTCCCAGAACTTGTTACAGAAGTAAATGTTGAGTATAAGTTTAAGCTTAATAATAAGGAAATAGAAATTTAAGGATATATAAATACAAAGGTGAATTATGAAAAAGAAAAATGAAAGCCATCATAGTGGCAGTTATATGGTTCGCAGAAATCTTCATTCAATTCGTAAATTTGCTGATATGCTCATGCAAATGATTGATGAAAATGATGAAATCGAAAGCTGGATGGAACACAAAATTTCTGTAGCTAAAGCAGCCATGAGTGATGTCAAGGATGCTTTTATGTATGATAAAGAAGAGCATGATGGAGAACACCATCATGATGACCATGAGGAGCACGATCACCCCCATCTGAAGATCGCCATTCTCAAAAAACCAGATCAAGTTCACGACGATTTTGGTCTAAATAAAATGATGGGTGGTTGCGGTGCAGCAAATGAAGGCAGGGGATTCTTAGGTTCAGCTACAATAAACGAGAATAAGAAAATTATTGCTCATAATCTGAAAAAGAAAATTTTTGTTGAATCTGCTGAACAATTTGGAAACATGATCAGAGTAAAAACTAAAAGAGGCGAGACTTTCGAGTACATTCCATACCTTGGCGCAGAAGTCGAGCTTTTACGCTGTGAGCAATACGGTGTAAAAGTCAAATCTCTTCAAGAGAATGATATGAATGTTGATGATTCAAATATGATGACTATCCAACAAGATAAAATGGGAAGTCTTCATATATGGAAGGGCAAGCAAGATACCGCCCAGCACGACACATATCTTTTCACAACTAAAGACGGGAAAAGACCAGATTTTGTTGTCAAGGAAGAAGGAAATGTGTCAAAAATCCTAAACCATTTGCCAGCAGCAGATAAGGGGCATGTAGAGCTAGGATATAGACTGGTTACTGACAAAGTGCCTGTATCAGCACTAAGTGGTTTAGAAGACTAAATATAAATCAGAAAAATAAAAACCCCAGTCATTTTTGACTGGGGTTTTTTTCTACCAAAATGTTCAAATCTGTTGTTCCCCGAATGACTCTGTGCCAAACTCCTTCTTTAATAAAAATTTTTTTATTGATAGGTATTGGAAGCTGATTATCTTCTTGATACTGCCAGTCGTTATCGTTAAGAGGAACAACTAAACGATCTTCCCTGTCTCGATGCCACTTAAGGTCTTCTATATCAACATCTGGTTTAAACAAACGAATAACACAGTTCTCATGTGTTATTTCTTTATATGGCTTTTTATCACTCACTTTTCGGAGCAGCCCAACTTCTTATTTTGGAAACCGCTAGGTCATAGAGAGCTTTGACCCATGCTGGCTGTGGAAGAACATTCCAGCCAACAATTAAGCCAACTAAGAAAAAAACTAGATTATCTAACATATTTCACTCCAGTTATAAATTACCAAGAAGCACTAGAACTCAAACCAACTTGTTTGGCGTACCTGCCAATCCTGCATGCCCAGTACCCCGGCTTGGTTTTATCGTTTTTCAAATGACATTTGTGCCTTGCTCTGAAACTTTTTGCTCGTTTTGGGTCTTTGTTCTTGACGGAAAGAGACCTATCCCCAAAACCAATTTTCTTCGCAACCACCCTGCCTTCAGCATTTTTTCTTCCGCTGTTTACATAAACCACAAACTTTTTTGGGCCAGAGGTTGCTCTTCGAGGCGAGTCTAAAGCGACAGATTTACCCTGATATAAACCAGTTCGGCCAGCCTCAGTCATCAAAATAAACTCATCATTTTCATTGACTTCAATCATTCCTTGCTCATAAAGATTTCTCATCTCATTTACTAGTTCCATCCATGCGTCTGAGCCTAAACGAAACACAGTATTGCTCAGACTCAAATTGTTTTTTAGGTGATAGTCTAAATGCTCAGAAAACTGTTGACCTTCTGTCAAAACTTTAATAGGCCTTGAACCTTCCATCATTTCATAGTAGCCCAAGTCTTCCATATTGCACCTCTATTATTTTATCAGATGTTTAATTCCAAAAAACTGTTTGCATTATTTAGTAATTTATAGGCAAATATTTAGTTTCATCTTGTTCCATGTATTCAAGAACATATTGGTTTTCACCATAGCTTATATGTTTTTTGATTATCTTAATTTGATCATCATGTATTTTCCTATGGTGATTAGCGCAAACACATACACAGTTTCTGCTATCATAAATTCCACCTTTATAGCCTTCAAATATTCGGTGGATATCTAAAACAGCGTAATCTTTTTCATCACAGAATGCACACTTGCCTGCAAATTTTTTAAAAGCAAATTTGCTACGAATAAGTGCCATTAGATGAGTTTTAATTTGGTTTCGTTTCTGTCAATCAACAGATAATCAGATTCAACAATCCCCATGGTGCTATCAACAAAAGAAACAACTTGTTCTGCATTAAAATCTTTACAAGAATAGACATCCATTCTGATGTAAGGTTTTGGAAGTTGTGGCCAAATATGAATGCTCATATGGCTAGTTGTGATTACTACGGTTCCTGTCACACCTTCATTACCGGGAATATCACAGTATTTTGAATGTGGAGGTATGAGGATTTCCATGTTTACAATTTCAACAAGTTTTTGCAGCCACTCATTGCATGAAACTTCATCATTAATCGGATTTTTGACGACTGCGTTTAATATAAGATGTTTGTGATTCTTTTCCATTTGATCCTCAAAGTATTGTAATCTAATATAAATAATAAATTTTTGAAATTTTTTAAAATATCCAATAAATTTTTATTTTAAAACAAGTGAAATGCTCGGCCCATATATATTTCAATAGGTGTAAATATGAATCAATCTGAAATACTCGGCAAAATACAAAAGCTACGAAACATGATTACGGACTTGGAGAATGCCGTTCGTGGTGAAGGTGAAAAAGCATTAGCTTCTGTTAAGAGTGATTTTGACGAACTTAAAAAACTCGTCTTTTCAGACGAGTGGCCAGAGGCTGTTCCTTCTGATCTGATTTGTGATGAAAAAAGTGAAGTTGATAAAACAAATAGAGCAGAGGGTGTCGTGGAGGTATTAGTTTCTGAACCTGTTGATGGCAAAAGATGTTTAGATTTTGGTACTGGTGAAGGACATGTAACAAGAGAACTTGCAAAACATGGTGCTGCATATGCTATGGGATATGATATAGTCAATAATTTCATGAAGCAGGGACCAAATATGCAATTCACAACAGAATGGAAATCTGTTCAAGATCATGGCCCGTATGATGTAATTCTGATTTCAGATGTTTTAGATCACCTCGTTGACCTTGATCCAGTTGAAGCCCTGAAAAGAGTAAAGTCTGTATTGAACACAGATGGCAAAGTTTATCTTAGAAGACACAATTATATGTCCAGACATGGAACCCACTTATACAAACAACTTAATAAGGCTTTCTTACATTTAGTATTCAACGAAGCTGAAATAGCTGAACTGATAGAAAATCCTGATCCTCTGCCAACTTACAAGTATTATTTCCCAGTAAAAACATATACCGATCAAATTGGCCAATCTGGTTTAGTGATAAAGTCGGATTTTAGGACTACCACTCCGGTAGAAGGCCTTTTCGAAAGAAGAGAAATACTTGACAGAATATTTGAAAATACTCCTTACAAACATTTTCCAAGACTTCAAATGGAAATAGATTTTGTAGATTTTGTTCTAGCACATCAGTAAAGATTCTGATTGCAAACTGTTATGGCGGGGACATAGGCTTCACTAACAGATTTGTAGTCATTTCCATTCAAGATGGTAAGGACTCCGTCTTGCTTGCGTAGAAGTTTCATGCCTAAATAACCACCAGCAGATGCACAATAGTAGTCTTTGGCAGCAGCTACTGGATTAGCCGTTTTCGAATTGTAAG